ATATGGATTTGCTAGATGAATGTGTCTTGCGTATTGCTCTGTTGCCTGTAGGAGAAATTGTCTCTGCGAATTCGAGAGCCTCACTGTAGTTGCCTCCTTCCTTATGCATAATTAAATCGTAGATGTCTCCACCTACACCACAACCGTGGCATTTAAATCTGTTCTCATCAAAGTTTACACCTGCTGATGCATGTGTATCTACATGGAATGGGCATTTAATTTTGCGCCAACCATAACTTCTTGCTGGTACTACTGCTCCTATATATTCTAGATAGGCTGCAATATCATGCTTGTCCGTCATTCTTCATAGCCCTTTTAATAAGAGCAAGCCAAACTTTGGCTGGCATTGTGCAATACCATTCATCAACATTCTTAGTTCCTTTTCGTTTATGCAGAACTGTTCCTGTCCATGCTTCATCATTAATTATTTCTACTTCTAGTTCTCTTACCCACGCACTTAGGTCTAACTTTGCATGGTTTTTTACTTCGATAGTCACACCATTAACGCCAGCAATATCACCACGGTCTAGGTGAGAACCTGCAATTCTGCGTTCTGCATATGGAAATCCATTGGCTTTAAGCCATTCAACTACTGGTATCTCCCCACCTTGTGTGCCTTTACGTTTGGCTGCGCTGGTCATATCATCTCTGTCTGTGTGTATCTGATTGCTGGGTCGTCTAAATGCATAGAGTCTGGATTGAAAGATAGGCTGACGTAGTTACTGCCTGTCTGGTCTGCTCTGCCATATCTGTTCTTGACTGGTGCTACACAAAGATACATATCATCACCTTGGCGCATCTGGCCAATGGTCAAAATCATGGCTGGAATCTGATTAACTAAACCTTGTATAGCATTACGTGGCTGGCATGGAAAACCTTCAAAGCCTTCTTTAGTATGGTGCAATACAAGGACTGCTGCATTGGTATCTCTTGCAAGATACTTTAACTCCTTCATTGCTGCTCGCATACCCTGGAATTCTTCGTGTCCATCCATTGCTAAGTCCATAAGATTATCTACAACTATAAGGGTGGGACTTCTACCCCATACGGTTTCAAATGCAGATACTTCATCATCTAAATCTTTAAGTGTGGGACTGGATTCAAACGACCAGAACAAATGATTATTCATTTGTAATATTTCGTGTGCTAATTCTGGTGACTGCTTTAGTAATTGTTCTGCTGCAGCCTGAGTCATCTTGCCAGTCATTGCTATCAAACGCATTGCCATTGTGTGTGCATTAGTATCCGCACTAAAGTAAAGTGTAGGAAACTTAGTTTTGGCTGCGATTGCTAACGCAACTGAAGACTTACCTGCGCCTGGAGTTCCTGCTACTAATGTAACTTCCGCTCTGCGTAGAATAATTCCTGCTCGCTCAAAAGCCGCAAAAGCGGGTGGCAATGGTTCGCCACCCACTTCGGCTTTCTTAACTGAACGTCTGAGAGTTTTCACTTAACTTGGTCTGGTACGAATGTATTCCATTCAAGGTCTGTTACCTTGACATATTGATTCTTGCACTTATCAAATGCACCCTTTGGTGCTGGGCAGAAGTAACCCTTATATGGTTTACCGTCTTTGCCTAGTCCTTGAATTGCAGTCATCTTACCGTGTGCACAACCACGTGCTCCAGTAATTGAACCTACAAGTGGTGCTGATTGTGGAACTTCTGGTGCATGATACTGAGTATCAATTACTTGTGCTCCCAATGATGCTGCTAGATTTGCTGTTACTGATTGATTAGCGCCGCGAATACCTGTCTCTAGTTCTTGTGTTGCTGAGATAATCGCTGCTAATCCATTGGCAACAACTTGGTCTAGTTCTTCTCCGCTTTCTGCACGGACTGTTACTAATGAACCTGCTGCTGTTTTTACTGTGATACTGATTGGTGCTTCTGAGTGTGTCATTGATTTCCTATTCGAATGGAGTGGTTAGACCTTTTTGGTCACGCCACTTTCTGACTTTCATTGCTAATTGTACACCCTTCCAGCCTTCATTGATGTCAATAAAGACTAACTTGCATGTACCTGTTCCTGCTGGGAGATGAATAATAATTGCTTTATCTTTATTAATATCACCCCAACTACCACGGGTCCCCGTAGCAATGTCGTACGGGGAACCGTGTGCATAGATTGCTAGTTGCATTGCGATATTAGATGGATGGTCTATGCGACCAGTCTTAATATCTGCAATAAACTTTTCACCTTTGTATTCAACTACACGGTCTGGAGTTCCAGCAATCTTTAGTTTATCTAAGACTGTGAACTGTTCGATATATAGTTTCTTTAGGCTTGCAGTTGCCTGTTCGTATGCTTTAATATCAGGCAACCATTGGTCAGGAATAACACCTACATCCTGACCTAAATCTAATTTTTCTGTAAATGCATGGATTGCAGTTCCAATATTGGCAGCCTTACTTGCACCTGCTACTTCCATTGCTTCTTCAATATATGAATTTACTGCCAACTTATCTTCGCCTGCTGCACTAATAGATAATAAAATATCTGGGCGAGTAGTTAAACCTATTGCAGCCATTCGCATTTTCCAAGCGGTCAATGCGCTAGCATCATCTAAACTGTTAGCAATTGTAGTTGCACGAGTATATGCCACTGCTTTTTTGCCATTAGGGGGCACGACTAGTGGTCGTCCGTATCTATCTCTATCTATTGTTTGAGTCATCCCTACCTTTCCAGGCAATTATGATAGCAGACTCCTGGCTAAACCGCCACAATTCAACCAAGAGTCTACTATCGGGTAAGTTATTATGCGGTAACTTACCATGAGCCTAGGACAAAAGGAGTAAAAACCTAGGCAAGGTTAGCGTTCATATGTATGGTCAACTGTTACGTCATCAACCGTGACTGAACAACTGCCAACTTCTACATTAATTTCATCATTAATAATATCATAAACTTCGTCATCATCTACTGCTTCAATATCATCTACCGTAATGGTAACTGTTACTTTTGCACTATAAATGTTGCGTAGTTTATCTGCGCCAATTGATTCAAGTAAATCATTTACATCAGATACTTCTGCTGTAATTTCTGTATCACCTGAGTTGTGGCGTTCATTGAAGAAGTCATAGACTTCGCTACGCATATTAACAAGTTTTATAAATGCTTTACTTAAATCATCTTGTAAAGCAACAACTGAATCTTTACGAGAATTGTTTTCTTCTATTAGTTTTATTAATGATTCTTGTGTGAAGTTGTATGTAACATTATCTACTGTTACTACTATTGGATATGTATTATCCACTTTATTTCTCCTTTGTAATTGTGAAAGTAAATGACGCACCCATTGGTTCATCATGACTCCACCTTTTTGCTGTTAGTTCTTTACCATCTTGATAGAACTCAAGGCGGTAATCGCTTCGTTCTAATTTAAGAACATCTAGAATTGTATTGGCATTGCAGTTTGCATAACCGCTAACTCTATCCCAATTCATATTTGTTCCTGATACAAGAATTGATGCATCTGAAGGAACATCATTCTCACCTAACCAATTAATTATAAGATGATGTAGATTTTCTTCTGCATCATCATAACAACCCCAGCAATTATCTTCTGGGTTACCATCTAAGTCTACGCATTCACAACTAGATGAGATACCAATTGTTTCTGTCATACTAGTAATGCCAATGCTCGTTGTTTGATACTATCATTGCGTTGTGCAATGGTATTAACTGCACTATTTCTAGTGTGGTGGTCAGCATACTCAACAACTGCTTGCCATAATCCAAACTCAGTTCCACGAATATTAGCCTGAGTATCTGATTCTGTATAGATATTCATGGCTATCTGTCGTGCCTGAAGGGCACGGGTTCTGGCTGTCTTTTCGCCTTTACTGAGTAGATGTAATGGAGTGTTTTCTGTTTTTGAAGGCAACGCCCAAACACGTTTGAAATATTCCAGCGCTTGTTGACGAGTTACTACTTTCTTACCAAGTAGATTTGTAGCCAATGCTGCATACTCATGTGCATTGTTATAAGATAGTTCAATAATATTACGAACATCTTGTAACGATAACTCTGAGTTAAGAGTATGACGCATAGTGTATGTGTGCTTTGTCTTTGATTTGTAAATAGAATTGATTTGATTCTGGCACATATGACGTAGGATAATTGGCTTAATAACTAGAGATGAACTTCCATCATGGCTAGTTCGGGCTAGGATAAATGATGCGTGTGGGTCATTGGCAATAGTAATTCCATTAGGAACTTCTAGAATCATCCAGACTTTTGCACCACCATCATACTCACCTGCTGCTGAGTAACGCATATCGCTTGAATCAATAAGCGTATCAAGAGCAGAGAATACTTCTTCATTTTGGAGTGGCTTATACTTCTTACCAACTACACCAATGACTGATGTTTCTCCTGTAGGTAAAGTTTTAATTACACCCATACGATTTTCTACTGGCAGGATTTTTGTTTCAACTCCTGTATCAGTAATGATTGGATAGGATGCATGTAAATTATGTAATGATACTGACCAGTCAAGTCCTGCTTGGCTGGCTGCTTCACTGGCTGATGTTGCTTCTACTGCTTTGCCTGTTCTAGTCCAGGCTGGTAGTTTTACTGACATTTTTCTATTCCTTTTACTAAGTTTAAATCTCTGTATACTTTACTTGCATCTGCTTTATCAAAGTTGCTACTATCAAACTTATCCCATGCAGCATCCATATTTTCTGCATCAACATAGTAATATATAGTTTCAATTATTTGATAAGTATTCATTAGTTAAGTCCTAAAGTTTCCTTGACTTTAGGATGTAACTCTTGCGCCATTGACTTCATATTATCTTCACTAAATATTGGAAAGATTCTATCTAATAATCTAGCCAATGAATAATCTGGATTACTCTTTAATACTTCTTTAACAATTTCAACTGCAGTATCTTTATCTCCTGCAATATAAGTATATGTAGATAGAACTGTTACTACTGCATATGAATATTTCTTTTGAACTGAAAGAAGTAATACTTCTAAGTATGCACCAACTGTATCTATATCTTTTTCTGTATGTAATCCCATTAAGAAGTCACGGATTTGCACATTCTTGCAGGCTGCAACTGCTACCTTTGCAATATGTTCTGGTGTAGGTAACCAGCCTTTATCCATAGTATCTATTGCTGCATAGATTTCTAGGGCTACTTCTTTATTTGCTTGCTCGTTATCTTCATCAAATGATTCATAGATTCCATCAATGATTTCATCTACATCATTACGCATTGCTTTTGCTTGGTCGGCTAGCGACATTACTTTCTCCTTTGTTTGTATATGTTAAGTGAGCAGTTTAAAGACTTGCTCAGGTCTTGTTCTATCTGAATTGAGGTAAAGATAGAATTGCTAGTTACTTAGGCGAGTTGCAAAGTAACAAGCCATGTTGGATTACGCTGGCTAGGCCTGCAATCTCTCCAACTATTCCCGTATACTCTAGAATAAGAGCGTATAGGAAACTTAATACCATCCGTTGCTGCGCCAGTGAGCCCATGCAACTGAAGGTTTTCCGTAGCGGTGCTCGATATACGCCAAGCCCCGCTCAACCTGACGCGGGGCTGGCGTATCAGGATGCATGTTTAGTATTTGTGGAATACCAAATGCTGTTGACTCTGGATTATCTGCTTGTGGATTCCAAGCAGATTCTTTGCCCCATAGTTTTGCTAATGCTTTGTATTCAGACGAGTTCCAATGTGGGTAGTTTGTTCTCATCAAAGTCTTGGCGTA